AGTCCAGCCCTGCCAGGCGCAGGAGGCTCGCGACCATCCCGGCTGTCTGCCTGAGCGGCAGCTTGAACAGAACCTTGATCGATAGGCAGAACCGGATCGCGGCATTCGAAAAGACCGGCGGGCGCCCTGGGCGTCCCTCATGCGGCGCGTGCCAGGCCATCTCCTTGTCCAGCCAGATCAGCAGCGACCCGCGCTTCCTGAGCGCATCGTTGTAGGTGGACCAGTTCGTTGTGCGGTAGCGGGCGGGCTTGGGCTTGCTCATGTACCTCGTCTAACCGCATGAATTCCCGATGTGAATCCTTCACCGGCTGAGTTCTGCAACAACGCCATTCACGTGTCGCACGGAGCAGACGCAAACCATTGTGAACGAACGGGAATCTGATTCTCGGAGTATTCATTGCCGCTCCGGAGGCCACGAGTCCGGCGCACAGGGGCGCTCGAACCACGCCCGGTCGCGTAACGCCTCGTTGTCGACGTTTCGCCATGCGCAAGGGGGCACGAAAGGTGGGCGCCCGGCGTCGAGCAAAAGGCCGGGGCCGACCCATCCCGTATAGTATCCGTCGCAGCCCTCGCCGGGTTTGCTCAGGCCGCTGATGGCCATGGCTCGCGCATAGTCCACCGGCACCCTGCTGTCGGTCTCGGCTTCGTACAATCCGGTGAACGCGCGGTCGTGAGACTGCACGAAAACGTACCGGTCGTCGAAGCAGAGGAACTCCACATCGCGCGCCAGCCGGGTCCGGCCGTTCGTAGCGAGCAGATCCCAGCGGCCATAGCGGTCCCAGTCGAACTCACGGCTCAACTGCATGCCACTCGGCAAGGTCACGGTTTCTTGGAAACTCATCGTCCACCGCGCACTGGCGACCACTGCCCAAAGGAGGATCAGCCCTGCCAGACCGAGCAGCGTGTATCGAGCAAGCGTGCCTGTGAGAGATCGCGGCCGAGACGTCACTTCCGACCGACCCCGCCGTACTCGCTCCTCCTGGCGTCCTTCACCACCTCGGCGGAGAAGCGCGCTGTCCAGTCGCCGGTGATCGGATACGGCGTGCCACCGGCCTCGATGCCGATATCAAGCGGATCCTCGAAAATGTCGCTGAACTCGAAGGTGGTCTCGCCGGTGATCCGGAGCATCGCGCCGCGGTCGTCGACACGACCGACGAAGCGTCCGCGAACCACGCCATCGCCATGGGAGAAAGCGACATCACCGAAATCGTACGGAGCGCCGAAGTCGTAGCTGAGCGCTCCCGCGCCCGACGCGCGCGCTTCATCCGCGATTTGGTCGGCGAGGCGGCGGAAGGCGCCCTCGGCCCCATCGCCATAGGCGTATTGCTCGGCAATCTCTCGCAGGTGTCCGATCTCCAGCAGGGTGACCGCGCGCCCGCCACCATTATAGTAGTGGCGAATGAAATCGCGGTTGCTCCACCGATCATAGCTCGACGCGAGGCTCGTGGTGAACTCGTGAAATCCGAACTCCGTCTCGCCAGCGACGAAGGGGACCGCTTCGCAGCGGCAGTTGTAGTCCTCGCCGGGATGCCCGGTGACAGGCGGATCGGACCACGAGAACACGCGGCCGTCGTTTATCCGGTGCGACCGGCGCACTCGCTCGTCGCGCCGGGTGCGCCAGACATACTGATCCGTGATCCCGGCCTGTTTCAGCGACAGGCGGATCGGTGTTCCCCTGCGGAGATATTCGACGAAGGCCGTCCGATAGGCCTCGGTGTAGGTGATGGTCATGATGGAGGGCCTCTGCGGTCGGCCGCACCATCATCGAGGAATTGACTAAAGATCGCGTTAACCGACCGCTCGGCCCACTCACCCAAGCAGCTTGGCCTCGACCTCGGCCATGGCGTTCTGGTGGTCGGGCGACGGGAAAAGGTGGCCGTAGCGCTCCATGGTCATCTGGATCGAGGAATGGCCCGCGAAGGTCATGATCTCCTTGATCGAGAAGCCTTGCTCGATCCAGAGCGACACCGCGAAATGGCGCAGGTCGTGCCAGCGCAGCTTCACGCCGACCTGCTCCTGCAGCTTGCGGAACCGGGATTGCGTGTTGGTGTGCTGGAGGACGCCGCCGCGCGGCGCCGGGAACACCAGCCCGAGGTCGCTCTTCGGGCAGCGCAGTTTCCAGCGGCGCAGGGCGTTCAGCACCATCGGCCCGGCGGGGATGTCGCGATAGCCCGCGCGCGATTTCGGCTCGCCCATCTGGTTGTAGGCGTCGGCGCGCTGGCGCACGTGGATGAAGCCCTTCTCGAAATCCACGTCCTGCCAGCGCAGGCCGCGCAGTTCCGAGGCGCGCAGGCCGGTCAGCGCCGAGACGATCAGGTGGGGTTTGAAGTCCTCGTCGGCCGCGTCGATCAGCGCGCGGATCGTCTCCTTGGACGGCACCGGCGCCTTGTAGTCGATCCGGCTCGACTTGATCACGCGGACGCCCTGCGCGGCGTTGGTGAAGAGCTGACCGTTGTCGATGGCGTGGTCGAGCAGCAGCTTCAACACCGAGAGCGCGCGGCGGGTCAGATGCTCGGACCGGCCGTTCAGCAGCAGACGGTCGCGGAACTCGTTCACATGGCGGCGGGTCAGCTGGACGATCAGCTTGTCCCCGATCCCGATCTGCGCGTCCGTGATGTGCAGCCGCACATAGTCGCTATAGCCGCGGAGCGTGGACCGCTCCATCCGCCGTCCCGTCTTGCATCGGACCTCGCAATGGTCGAGCCACGCCTTCGCGGCGTCGGCCACGGTGATGCTCTCGCTGTCGGCCAGATAGGTGTTGTTGGCGACCAGCGAGCGGACTTTCACGAGGTAGACGTCGGCGTCCTTCCGGCGCGGGAACAGCTTCGAGCGGCGCTTGCCGGCCTGGTCGGTGAAATCCACCTGCCAGCGCACCAGGCCCGAGGGCAGTGTTCGCTTCCGGATCGTCGCCATCCGATTTTCCTCTTTTCTGACAATGCGTTGAGCATTGTCAGCCTTCCGCATTGCCATCCTTCTTCCGGCATAGCGAGGCGAAACCGACCGCCTCGGAAGCCAGTAATGGATTTTTAGTCCGAAACCCTCTTGTGCGCCAGAGGTTTTGAACCTAAAGTCCGAAACAAGCTCAGGAGACCCCGCCGCGATGGCAAAGCTCAGCGACCTCATCCCCACCCTCGCGCAGGTGCTGCCGATGCCCGAGCAGACGGTGTCAGTGATCGCGCGCGCGCTACGGAAGGAGCGACTGATCTCCACCGGCGGGCGCGGGCCCGGCGCGGCCGACATGACGCCCGAGGATTGCGGCCGGCTGCTGCTCGCGATCATGGCGGCCGATCAGGTGAAGGACGCGGTCGAGGCGTCGCAGCGGTTCTGGGAGTTCCCCGTCGAGGACCTGCACAGCCAGGACATGATGCCCGAGGACGATCAGGACGACTGGCTGCCGCTGCCCAATGCCATGCGGGCGCTGACGCAGGTCCGGACATTCGGGGACATGCTGGCCGGGCTGATCGCGGCGGCGCGGGACGGTGCGCTCGACGAGGCGCTCGACGGCGTGATGCTCCCCTTCTTGAAGATCGAGGTCGAGCGGCGGTTCCATACCGCGTCCGTCTCCCTCGCCGGGTCCAGCGACGGGCTGTTGCCCGACCGGACCGTGATGATCGCGAGCTTCGCGCCACCGAAGGCGCAGCTGCGCAAGCTGATGGAGGCATCCGGATTTCACGAGGGCGGCGATGCGATGGTCACGTTCGCCGTCAGTCAGAGAACGATCATCGCGCTCGGCGCGCTGATCCGCACCTAGGAGGACAGGACATGCAGGAGCATTTGCGGGCTGGACCCGCCACAGGAGAGGTTTGCCCGACGCTGGCCGAGGATCTGCTGCGAGGCGCGGACGCCATCGCACTCTTCGTCTTCGGCGACGCGAAGGAGCGGCGGAAGGTCTACTACTACGCCAGCGAGGCCAAGGTGCGGATGCCCACCTTCCGCATGGGCGAGAAATGGGACAGCTTCTCGTCCGTGCGCAGCGTGACCGTGGGCACGCTCTTCTGGCTCGCACGGCAGAACGGCTGGCGCGCGGAACGGGTGGAGCGGGTGCGAACCTCGCGCGCTCGTATTCTAGACGGCCAGGATACCGACGATGACGACGGAGACAGCCGCCCGGTGATCCGCATCTTTGCGGGCTTCCTGCACCGGGCCGTCGACATGGCCGAGGGCGCGCTGATGCAGGCGGGGCTCGGCTACTATCAGCGAGGCAGCATGGTGGTGCGCCCGGCGATGGTGCCGGTGGCGGTCTCGGATGGGCGCACGGTCGACGCCCCCCGGCTGGTCGACGTCAAGGCGCACCACATGGCCGAGGCCTTCACCCGCGCGGCGAACTGGAAGCGGTTCGACAAGCGCGAGGGCGAGTGGCTCAGCACCGACTGCCCGCACAGGATCGCGGAGACCTTCCTCTCGCGCGAGGGCCAGTGGCGCCTACCGGTGCTGACGGGGATCATCAACTGCCCGACCCTGCGCGCCGACGGCTCGATCCTCGACCTGCCTGGCTACGATGCGCAGACCGGGCTGCTGTTCGACCCGCAGGACGTCCGGTTCCCGGCGCTGCCGCGCGATCCCGACCGGGACATGGCGTTGCGCGCTCTGGCCTACCTCAAGGATCTGATCTCGACCTTCCCCTTCGTTACGGAAGGGGATCGCGCCGTGGCGCTCTCGGCCATCCTGACCGCGCTGGTGCGCCGCTCGCTGCCCACCGCGCCGCTGCACGGCTTCAACGCACCGACTGCGGGCACGGGCAAATCCATGTTGGTTGACCTCGCCAGCCTGATCGCCACCGCCCGGCCCGCGCCGGTGATCGCGCAGGGAAAATCCGAGGAGGAAATGGAGAAGCGGCTGGGCGCGGCGCTGATCGCGGGCGACGTGCTGATCGCCATCGACAACTGCGAGGAACCGCTGGGCGGCGAGCTTCTCTGCCAGACCATGACGCAGACGAGCCTCAAGGTCCGGATCCTCGGCAAGTCCGTGAACGCCGAGGTGCCGAGCAACGCGGCCATCTTCGCCACCGGCAACAACCTGACCTTCGAGGGCGACATGACACGCCGCGCGCTCCGCGCCACGCTCGACGCCGGGGTGGAGCGGCCCGAGCTGCGGGCCTTCGACCGCGATCCCCTCGCCATGGTGAGCGAGCGGCGTGGCGACTACGTCTCGGCCGGGCTGACCGTCCTGCGCGCCTTCCACATCGCCGGCCGGCCGCAGCAGCGCGCGCCGCTCGGCTCCTTCACCGACTGGTCGCGCTGGGTCCGCGACGCTCTGATCTGGCTGGGCGAGGCCGACCCCTGCGACACGATGGAGGAGCTGCGCGGCGCCGACCCGAAGCTCGAAGCGCTGACATCGGTCCTGGAAGGCTGGCGCGAGGTGATCGGCCTGCAGCCCGCCAACGTCCGCGACGTGATCGAGCGCGCAACCGAGCAGCGACCGCAGCTCTACGGTCGCGCCGAGTTCGTGCACCCCGAATTCCGCGAGGCCCTGCTGCGGGTCGCGGGCGAAGGCGGCGCGATCAACGGCAGACGACTCGGCAAGTGGATCGGGTCGCATCAGAACCGGATCGTGGGCGGGCTTCGCCTTATCAACGCGGGCGTGTCGGCAGGGCACACGCGCTGGCAGCTGCAACACGCGGAGCTGGGCGCCACGCCGATCAACGACGGTTCTGAAACTCTCCGGAGCCGTGCCGATGCGTGACGTTCATTCCCGATCCGTCTGGTGGGTTTGGTGGCTTTGGTGGATTTGTCCCGGCCGATATCTGTGTTTGTCGCCCGAAGTGTCAGCGACGTGGAAGGTCGCGACACGTCCTGTCATGCATCACGCCGCGACGCATGACGTGCCAGTTTTTAAGGGCGGGCGGAAACAAACCCCTGATCTCCACCAAACCCACCAGACAATTCGTCAACGGACGGCGACACCCGGCACGGCCCGCGAGAACTTCAGAACCGTCGGGAACGGTCGGGCTTGCCGGATCGTGGGCCGCCGGGCGGTTCCTCCTGTGCCGATCCGTATGTGGGGACCCGCAGCGCATAACGTCGCCAGCGTGAGGGCCGGTCATGCCTAAACTTGACGGGACCGAGACCAAGACCGCCTTCGCCGCGCGGGTCGGCCTGACCAAGGGGCGCATCTCGCAACTCGTGGCCGAGGGGCTGCCGGTGCGCGCGGACGGGCGGATTGATGTGGCCGAGGGGCTGGCCTGGATCGAGACGAACCTCGACCCGGCCCGGCGCTACAAGGGCGGCGCGCCCTCTGCCACCGCCCGCACCGCCACGCTGGCCGAGGCGAAGCGGCTGCACGAGATCGTCAAGGTTCAGCGCGCCCGGCTGGCCTTCGAGCGTGAACAGGGCAAGCTGATCGATGCCAACGAGGCGCGGCGCACGGTGTTCGCGCGCGCCCGTGCCGAGCGCGACGCGCACATGGCATGGGTGCAGCGCGCGGCACCGCTGCTCGCCGCCGAGCTCGGCGCCGATCCACGCGCCACCTTTGCCGCGCTCGACCGGATGATGCGCGAGCATCTGGAGCACCTTGCCGACCTACCGCTCGGGAGTTTTGGCGATGGTGCCTGACATCGACCTCGCCTGGCGGCGCGGCATCCGCCCCGAACCGCCGATCCCCGTTTCGGACTGGGCCGACCGGCACCGCATCCTGCCGCCGACCTCGGCCGAGCCCGGCCGCTGGCGCACCGACCGCACGCCGTATCTGCGCGCGGTGATGGACGCGCTCTCCACCGCCAGCCCCTACGAGCGCGTCGTGCTGATGAAGGGGGCACAGACCGGCGGCTCCGAGGCCGGGCTGAACTGGCTGGGCTACATCATCCAGAACGCGCCCGGCATCGCCATGCTGGTGATGCCCTCGCTCGACATGGTGCGCCGGAACACCACCGTCCGCATCGATCCGCTGATCGAGGCGACGCCCGCGCTCCGCGAACTGGTCGCAGCACCCCGCTCCCGTGACGCCGGGAACAGCCTGTTCCGCAAGTCCTTCCCCGGCGGCCAGCTGGTGATGACCGGGGCGAACAGCGCGGTGGGGCTGCGATCCACGCCCGTCCGCTACCTGTTCCTCGACGAGGTGGACGGCTATCCGGGCGACGCCGATGGCGAGGGCGATCCCGTCGATCTCGCGATCCAGCGCACGGCCACCTTCCGCGGGCGGCGCAAGATCTACATGGTCTCGACGCCCACGCTGAAAGGCCACTCCCGCATCGAGGCGGCCTTCGAGCACAGCGACCGACGCTTCTACCATGTCCCCTGTCTGCATTGCGGCGACATGGCCCCGATCACCTGGGCCCGCATCCGCTGGCCCGAGGGGCGGCGTGACCAGGCGCATCTGGTCTGCGAGGCCTGTGGCGGCATCCACCACGAGCACGAGAAGCCCCGCTTGCTGGCGGCGGGCGAATGGCGCGCGACCGCCGAGGGCGACGGTCGCACCGCGGGCTTCCACCTCTCCGCGCTCTATTCGCCGTGGGAGACATGGGCCGAGATCGCCGCCGAGCACGGCCGCGTCCAGAAGGACCCGCCCCGCCTGCAGGTCTGGGTCAACACTAAGCTGGGCGAGTCCTGGGAGGACCAGGCGGGCGACACCGTTCCGGCCGACCCGCTCATGGCGCGGCGCGAGGACTGGGGCGAGGCGCTGCCCGCCGCCGTCGCCGTGCTGACCGCGGGCGTCGACGTGCAGGGCGACCGGATCGAGGTGCAGATCCTCGGCTGGGGCCGCGACGAGGAGGCATGGGTCATCGACTACCGCGTGCTCTGGGGCGACCCGTCCGGGCCGCGCCTCTGGTCCGATCTCGACATGGTGCTGCAGGCGACCTTCCCGCATCCCGCGGGGCTCGACTTGCCCGTGCGCGCCGCCGCCATCGACACCGGCGGGCATCACACCAAGATGGCGTACGAGTTCTGCCGCACCCGCCTCGCCCGCCGCATCTGGGCGATCAAGGGCCGCGGCGGGCCCGGCATCCCTGTCTGGCCGCGCCGACCGACGCGCACGAACAAGGGCAAGATCCCGCTGTTCATCGTCGGCGTGGACGCGGTGAAGGACGCGGTCTATGCCCGGCTGCGCCTGACCGAGCCCGGTCCCGGCGCGATCCACTTCCCGCGCCGCCTCGACGCCGACTACTTCCGCCAGCTGACCGCCGAGCGCGTCGTCACCCGCTTCGAGCGGGGCCGCCCCATCCGCTCCTGGCAGCCCAAGCGTGACGGCGAACGCAACGAGGCCCTCGACACCTTCGTCTACGCCCACGCCGCCCTGCACGGGCTCATCAGCATGGGGCTCCGGCTGAACGAGGAGGTGGAGGGGATGGCAGAGAGAGGTCAAGCTCGGGAGCCTGTTGCTGACAAGGTGATCCGCTCGCGCTGGCTAACTCGCTGACACAACGAACGATTCCCTCTATTCACGGCGCTTTCGACGTGTTACCGACAAGCCAATCGCGGCGAACCGACAAGGGAATCGACTAACACGATGGCAAACGAAGAGCTCATTCAGCGTGGTTATCTGGCATCAGGCGCCCTCAAGGGGGACACCTTCGGCGAGTACGAGCTCCTCAACATAGGACAGACGACCATCAAGGAGTTGGTGGCTGTTGGCGTGGAGGCGACGCCGCCAAAGAGCATCGACTTCCCGTTCGCCAACTACAAAGCGCCGAAGAAGCCAATCTCTGCGAAACCTGATCGCGTCTACTTGCGCCGCATCCTGGATCATCTCGTGCCCGTGGCAACTGCCGAGAACAAGGCTCCCGGCAAGCACAAGACCGAAAAGGAAAAGCTGACCTCCGCCGAACAAGCGCTTTTCGCCGCCGCCTCCCTTGGCGTCAACATCGCCATTACATCCGACGGCACCAAGGACATCTACATCGATGTCAAGGCAAGCTTGGAAAATAAAGCCCTTGAATACTTTGACGAGCAGAGGGACTTGAACCCGGCGGTTCTCTCAAACCTCCTTGCCGGGGACACAGGCGTGGCAAAAGATCCGAAGCCTCTAGCTGAAACGACATGGCAGATAATCTGGCACGCAACAAAAGCCGAGCCAAAGGAATGCCTTCTCACCTTCGTCGAGCTGTTTCTGCTGAAGTTCCTCTCTGACAACCTGCCCACAGCCACTCTCCCGGATGCATATCGGTTCTATTTCCTTCTCGAGGATCCGGCGACATTTCTCTCGAAGCACGGAATGACCGCTATCGAGTACTACGTGAAATTTATTCGTCCAAAGTTCCAGGAACTGTTCCCATCAGACCAGGTGGCGCAAGACACCGCGATCAACAGCATGCTGGGTGTCTCAGAGGTCAAGTCCCCAACATCAATCATCAACGGTTTCGCATTTCACAAATCGGACGAAACAATTTCTGGGCACAACCGAACTTTCCTTGAGATTCTAGAGGCCTTCAAGAAATTCGGACCCCTTACGGCTATAGACCCCGAGTTCAAGTTACGCCTTTACGAGACCTTTCTGCGGCGCTCGGCGCGACAGCAAAAACTCGGTCAGTTTTTCACGCCCAGAAACGTCGTCCGACCGATGATCCGGATGGCGCAACTGGGCAAGCTCTCGGATGGGGCTGTTGTACTTGACCCAGCAGCTGGTGTCGGTGGCTTTGTTCTTGAGCCACTGCTCTTCGACGAGGCGCTACCAAATAACGTCGAGTTCGTCGCCGGGAAGTCCAAACGCCGGGTAAGAACCATCGGTCTCGACGTTGACCTCAATCTCCACATGCTGGCCAAGGCGAACATGCTTATCCACTTGGCCGAAGCAGTGAGAAATCCTGCGGTGACTGTTGGAGCGCTTAACCAAGCACTGTCGGATACATTCGTTGCCATCAACAGAAACGACACCCTCGGCTCGCTCGAATATCCGCCACGGGATACGGTAGACGTCATTCTCACCAATCCCCCCTACGTGACGCAGGGAAGTGCGATCTACAAGAAGGAGATCGCCGAAGTTAAAGGTATGCGAAACGGGGTCGATCTGAGGGACTACTACGACAACGGCGGGCTCGGCGTTGAGGCCCTATTCCTGCGGTATATTTCCGGTGCATTGAAGCCGGGCGGCCGCGCGTTCATCATCGTTCCGTTGGGGATGCTCAACCGCACAGAGCCGCGCCCCAAGTCTGCGCTGCTACGGGAGTGCAACATCATCGCGTCCATCCAGTTGCCAAGAAACACCTTCTTTAACACGGCGCAAAAGACTTACATCCTCGCCGTCGAGCGCCGCCATACAGATGTTGATCCACGCCCACCGGTATTCTGCGCTATTGCGCGGTCTATCGGAGAAACGCTCGATTGGCAGCGAATTCCGACGCCTGATGAGAACGACTTGGATGACATTGCTTCCGCTTTCATCAAGTTCTCCGAAGGCGACACCAGCCTTGCCGATTCCAGCAAGCTGATCCGTACAGTTTCCGCCGACGAGTTCACAGCGAATGATCGATGGGATGTAACGCGCTTTTGGTCGGACGATGAGCTGGTTGAACTCGGTGAACGCGAAAACGCAGTATCACGCGTGGACTTTGTGAACGAAGCACGGGAGGGGATATCCGAGATATCAGGAGAACTGAAAGCCGCGCAAGACGAGCTCGACAAGCTAACGCATGCGCCCATGCAGGACTTTGAGCTCTCAGATACTAAGCTGTTCAATGTGAGGTCTGGCACACGTGTGCGAGGGCAGGACATTCGGCAACATCCTGGAGACATCCCGATCTACAGCTGCTTTCGGGACGCGCGCATCGAGAAGGGACGGGCATCGCGGAAGTGGCTCGAAAGCGTCGGAATGACCATCGAGGAGAAGCCCATCGTTACGGTGAACGCCAATGGTGCTTCCGTGGGCAAGGTGTACGTTCGGGATCAGGTCTGTGCAATCACCGACGATGTCATCATTATCGACGTGCTGGATGACCTGATTGATTTGGACTTTTTGGCCATTCAGTTGAGGAGTGCCGTGGCTGCTGGTGGCTTTCTCTGCGAGGCAAAATTGTTCGTTGCCCGTGTGAAAGAACTGACGGTGTCGCTTCCTGTGAAAGAAGATGGCACTCTGGATATCGAGCACCAACGAAAGATCGCTGCTGCCGTAAAGCGCTTCGACAACATCAGGCTAAAACTCTCGGAGCTCGGAAAATGGAGCGGCGAAGCGCGTATCGCGTAGATCGGCTTTCGGCCATTCCCAAACATTCCCAATAGCTTGAGAGTCCACTTCGGGCGATTCTGCCGCCCATGCGGACCTTCCTCCATCGCCTTCTCGCCCTCGCGCGCGCTCGCGGCTTCGACGCTGCGGGTGGCGGGCGCCGTTGGGAGGGCGCGCGGATGGTCGATGGGCTGAACGCGGCGATCCTGGCAGGCGCGACCACCGCGGCGCGGCGGGCCGGGTGGTATGCGCGGAACAACCCGTGGGTCGCGGCTGCGGTGGACAGCCTCGTCGGCAACGTCGTCGGCGCAGGGATCAAGCCGCAGTCCACCCATCCGGACCGCGCGGTGCGCGAGCGGCTGCAGGCGCTCTGGCTGCGCTGGACCGATCACGCCGCCCCGGACGGGCTGGCGGATTTCTACGGGCTGCAGGCGATGGCCGTGCGCGCAATGGTCGAGAGCGGCGAGAGCTTCGCCCGGCTCCGTGTGGCCAGCGACGCCGCCGCCATTCCACTCCAACTTGAGCTTCTGGATCGCGAGCAGATTCCCATGGACCTGCACCGCGAGATCGGCGGCGGGGCGCGGATCCGCGCGGGCATCGAGTTCGATGCCGCCGGTCGCCGGGTCGCCTACCGGGTCTTGTCCTCCCGCCCGGGCGATCCTCTCGGGTCTCTCCGCATGGACCCGCTCCGCGTTCCCGCCGCCGATTGCCTGCACCTGTTCAAGCCGCTCGCGAAGGGACAACTGCGCGGGATCACCTGGCTGGCGCCGGTGCTGCTTCGACTGCACGAGCTCGACCAGTTCGAGGACGCCGCGCTGGTGAAGGCCAAGGTCGCGGCGCTCTTCACCGGCTTCATCACCGATCCTGATGGCACGGCGGGCGGGCTGTCGGGCAGCAACACCGGCGGCGCGCTGACCGTGGGCATGGAGCCCGGCAGCCTGATCCCGCTGCCGCCCGGCACGGACATCCGCTTTTCGAACCCGACCGAGCACGACGCCTATGCGCCCTTCGTGAAAAACCACCTGCGCGCCGTCGCGGCCGGGCTCGGCCTGCCCTACGAGCTGGTCTCGGGCGACCTGGAGGGTGTGACCTATTCCTCGATCCGCGCGGGGCTCATCGAGTTCCGCCGCCGGGTCGAGCAGCTGCAGCACAACGTCGTCGTGCACCTGTTCTGCCGCCCGGTCTGGGAGCGCTTCGTGCGCTTGGCGGTGCTTACCGGCGAGCTGCCCGCGCGGGACTTCTACCGTAACCCGGACGCCTATCTCGGATGCGAATGGCTACCGCCGAAGTTCGACTACGTCGATCCGATGAAGGACGTGCAGGCCGAGATCATGGCGATCGGCGCGGGTCTGAAGAGCCGGTCCCAGGCGATCTCCGAGCGCGGCTACGACGCCGAACTGGTCGATGCCGAGATAGCCGCCGACCGCGAGCGCGCGGTGGGGCTGGGGCTCGCCTTCGGCCAGACCGCGTCGCCACAGCAGAAGGAGGCGGCCGATGGCTGAGACCGAGATCGCGCTTTCCAGGACCATAGTGCCACCGGGCCGGTCGGCAGAAACCGTCCAGGACAGGAACGGATTTCTCACCCGTCGCGCGACGCTCGCGCCCGCCACGGCCGATCCCGAGGCACGAACGGTTGAGGTGGTTTGGTCCACCGGCGCGCCGGTGCGCCGCCGCGACATGGCGGGTCAATACATGGAGCGGCTGAGCCTTGCACCCGAGGCCGTGGACCTGTCGCGCCTCGAAGGCGCCAGCGTCCTCGACGCACACCGCCAGACCGCCGTCCGCGACGTGCTGGGCTCCGTGCGCAGCGCCGCAGTCGACGGCAAGCGCGGCACGGCCTTCATCCAATTCTCGGCCCGGCCCGAGGTGGAGCCGGTCTGGCAGGACGTCCTGGCGGGCATCCTGCGGCATGTCTCGGTCGGCTACTCCGTCGAGGAGTGGTCAGAGACAGCCGAGAACGGCGCGCGCGTGATGACCGCCGTGCGCTGGATGCCCCACGAGATTTCCCTGGTGCCGACGCCCGCCGACCCCGGCGCCCATATTCGCATGGAGACAGAGATGACCGAGACAACCACCCGCGAAGCCGCCGACACGGCGCCGACAACCGAGACCCGCGCCGAGGCGAACGCCGAGATCCGCTCCATCGCCCGCATCGCCGGGCTAGACCAGTCCTGGATCGACCGCCAGATCGACGGAGGCGCCGATCCCGACACCGCCCGCCGCGCGGCCTTCGAGGCGCTGGCGCAGCGATCCGCGCCCGCGATCCGCACCGAGCAGGTCCGCGTCGAGATGGGCGAGAGCCAGGACGACCCGGCGCTCCGCGCCCGGCAGATGGGCGAGGCGCTCTACGCCCGGATCAACCCGCGCCACGAGCTGAGCGAGCCCGCCCGGCGCTACGCCTATTCCACGCCCGTGGACATGGCGAAGGAACTGCTGACCCTGCGCGGCGAGTCCACCATGGCGCTGTCGCCCGCGAGCCTTGTGACCCGAGCGCTGCACACGACCTCCGATTTCCCAATCATCCTCGGAGACACGGTGGGCAGGGTGCTGCGTGACGCCTATCAGGCCGCGCCCTCGGGCATCCGACGCCTCGGCCGCCAGACCACGGCGCGCGATTTCCGCGCGGTGAACAAGATCATGCTCGGCGAGGCGCCGCTGCTGGAGAAGCTGAACGAGCACGGCGAGATCAAGGCTGGCACGATGGCCGAGGCGCGCGAGGCCTACAAGGTCGAGACCTGGGCCCGGAAGATCGGCATCACCCGGCAGGTGCTGGTGAACGACGACCTCGGCGCCTTCTCGGACCTCGCGCGGCGTATGGGCCAGGCCGCGGCCGAGACCGAGGCGCGCATCCTCGTCACCCTCCTTGAGGCGGGCAGCGGCAACGGCCCGACTCTCTCGGACGGCAAGACGCTGTTCCATGCCGACCACGGCAACAAGGCGGGCACCGGCGCGGTGATCTCCGACGCCACGCTCTCCGCGGCCCGGCTTGCGCTGCGCACCCAGAAAGGCATTGAGGACCGCACGATCCGCGTGACGCCGCGCAACCTGCTGGTGCCGCCCGCGCTGGAGACCACCGCCGAGAAGTGGCTGGCCAGCATCGCGCCCGCGACCGCAGCCGACGTGAACCCGTTCTCGGGCTCGCTCTCGCTGGTGGTCGAGCCGCGCCTGTCCTCAGCCACGCGCTGGTATGTCACCGCCGATCCTGGCGAGATCGACGGGCTGGAGTTCGCCTATCTCTCGGGTGCCGAGGGCCCGCAGGTGGAAAGCCGCTCGGGCTGGGATGTCGATGGCGTGGAGATCCGGGTGATCCTCGATTTCGGGGCCGGGTTCATCGACCATCGGGGCTGGTTCATGAATGCTGGGGCGTGAGCATGGCCGACCTCGCCCAGCTCACCGCCTGGCGGGACGCCCTGATGGCCGCGCGCTACCGGGGCGTCCGCACCGTCGAATACGACGGCAAGCGCGTCACCTACGCGAGCGACGGCGAGATGGCCGCCGCGCTCGCGGACCTCAACCGGCAGATCGCAGGGGCGACCGAGCGCATCTCGGTCGTCCGCATTCAATCCTCGAAAGGGCTCTGAGATGAAGAACTACCTCCAGAACGGCCACATCGTCCGCGTCACGACGCCCGCAGGCGGCATCGCCTCGGGCGACGCGCTCGTCGTCGGCAACATCTTCGGTATCGCCGCCTATTCCTCGGCCGAGGGCGACCCCGTCGAGCTCTCCACCACCGGCGTGTTCCAGCTGACGAAGGCCAGCGCGGCGGTGCTGACGGTCGGCGCGCGCGTGGCGTGGGACAACACGGCGAAGGAAGTCGCCACCCCCGCCGCGGGGCGCTTCCCGATCGGCGTGGCGGTGGAAGCGGCCGGGAACGGCGTCACCAGCGTCGCGGTGCGGCTGGATGGGATCGCGACGGCGGCGGCGTAGTGGTCAGTAGATGGTGTTCTCCTGCGTCCACGCGTCACCGTCGAAAGAAGCGAAGATTGCTGCATCGAGGACGCAGGGGAAGACATCGCTCGCGGCGCACAGTGCCTGAATGCCATCGAGCACGAACTCATAGTATCCGGCGTCTGCCAGCGCGGTCGCTGTCAAAGTAACAGGGAAACCAAAGTCGTTCAGCCACTTCGTTATGCGGCTATCGATGGGTATTTCGTATCTGGTCAATCCCAGCGACTGAAGCAGGTTTCTCGACTGCTTCGGCCCAAAGCCGTGCAGCAGCTTCTGGAGATAGCGGGCGACCTCGCGTTCCTGTCGGGCTTCCGAAGGGAGCGCGAGAGCATTCACCTTTTTCAGCGTGGTGGCCCAACCTTGGTCCGCGTTCAGCTTGTCGAGATTCCTGGACAAGTCTTCGGCAATCTTGTCGGAGAAGCGGATACCACCATGAGCGCGGAGAGTTGACGAGATCAGATCACGCCTCGCCTCTCCGTCAGTTTCACGGTCAAAACCATCATATTCGAGGGGGAACGGGGTCGTGCGCAGGCATTTTGCCACGGCGCTATTCGGACCAGATCGTTGAACAGACGTCATGCGCATGCCGACCATCTGCTTCCAGAACTCGGCGCGATCAACGGCTGGCTTCGCTGAGGCGAGGTTTCTCTCCACCCGCATTCGGACAAAGGGGTTAGCGGCATGGGAAGCGACAAACGTCTTCACATGATCGATGTCGGTCTGATCAACCTGCCATTGGAACTGCATGACCACCTCTATTCGGAGGGCGTGAACGCGATGCCCTTATCCGGGAAGGCGTCACGCAGCTCGATCATGGCCTGCTCCCAAGCGGTGCCGCCCCACTGGCTGGAGAACGCATAGGTGCGCCCGCCGAAGTGGAGAAGTTCGTCATCGTCGGTGAAGAAGCGTTTCGGGTCGAAATTCCGCCCCTCCCTGGCGCGGGTTTCCTTTGCCAGGCGATTGAAGTCTTCTCCCGTCACCTCGCCCTCCACGGACACGAGGGCCCGATTGGCCCGCGGACCACAATGCTTGGCGACCTCTTCCGGTGCGACACCGCTCTCCACGAGGTGGCGGAACACCTGATAGATCGCGTGTCGCTTCCGCAGCGCCGTCAGTTGGCGCCCGCCGAGGGTGACGTCGTAGCTGGTCCAGTCTCGCGTGTCCGTGCGCGCCTCGCGCTCTTTGCGCTTCTTCTCGGTGACGCGGACCTGGTATTCCGCGACCTCCGGAAGCGGGATGATCTGCTGGACATCAACGAGGACACGACCATCGAGGCCATAGGGCTGGAGGCGCACGCAGCGGACGTCGATGCCGCGCTCGATCAGCCAGAGAACCGATGTCGTCAGCTCTCGGCTGAACTCGGCCGAGGCCAGGACGATCCTGACGTCCTGCGCGAAGGCATCCTCGTCGGGCTCGTCCCACCCGAGGAAGTCGAGCAGTTCGGCACGCGCATCCGTGTCGGCCTTGCCGATCTGCGAGAGACAGCGAGCGAACACATCGGCAGCCTGGTCGAAGGTCATGGTGGATACCATGGCCGCATAGCGGATGGCCTGCAGCTCCATGTGGCCGCCGTCCTCGGTCCGCTTCAGCTCGATCACCACGAGGTTCGCGTCGCGGTCAATGCCGAGAAGATCGATGCGTCGGCGTGACTCGTCCCAGTCCCCGAACTCCTCCGCGATCACCAGCGTGTCAGGTGCGACCACGGCGATGTTCGCCCGGAGCAGGCGCTGCAGGTCGCGACGCTCCTGCAGCTGGACCTGCCCGAATGTGGTCTTGCTGAGGGGGCGTATTTCTTCGCTGGCAAACTCGTAGATCGGCATGGGCAATTGGGACCTTTCGGGAATTGCTCCTATCCAATCGCAGTGGCACCGCGCGGGCAAGCGCCATTGGGCGCGAACGCTCCGCGAACATAGGGCCTGTCCCGTGTCGCATCCGTGTTGCACGGAGGAATCGGGGCTGGCCGTAAGCCTTTGGAATCTTTGGGGAGCGTTCGGGACGGGCCTGCAACACGACGCGACATGCAAAAGCCGCCCGGAGGGCGGCCTAAGTATTTGATATCTCGTCTGTAATTTTGGTTGCGGGGGTAGGATTTGAACCTACGACCTTCAGGTTATGAGCCTACGCATGCCGAAGTTGGTATGTTTATGCAAATCAGACAATTGCCGCCTAACTCACTGAAAACGAAAAAGGATAGTAAAGGCACTCAGCAGTATTGGACGGCGCTCGGCGGCTTCTGGATCGCACAAAACTGCATATGCTGGGTGAGCAAGCGGTGAGCAGAATTTCGCGGGTCCAATCGGGGCAATCGCGACCGACACCGTTCAGAATTGGTTCCAGCAAGCGCGGTGGCAAGGCCGGACGGCGCTCGTGCCGGTTGCCGGAGTCCGGCAGCCAATCGATCCGGATGCCTTGGGTTTTCGCGTCGGCACAGTTCTCTGACCCGCTTGCCACCCTGCCACCCCAACCAACAGGCTATCCCACCCCAGCGTGATTCGAGACGTCGGACCGGATGCCGTTGGCAATCCGGCCCCCTTGTCTCTCGGTGCGCAATCGCGGCGGCCTCGGGCTTTGTCGAGTGGCTCATGTGAGACGCTCCCACCGCCCCCGCCCGAAATGACTTGAATGCGTGCCCGATGAGAGCGTCGCTCGGACACCGGGATAAGGATAGAATTATGGCTGACCGTCAACGGCTTACAGAAAAAATGGTGCGAGCCGCAGAGCGGCGAGGGAGATATTACCAGCTCTTCGACTCCGAGGTGGTTGCCTTCGCGCTGGCGGTTCAGCCTTCCGGCACGAAGACGTTCGTGCTGAACTACCGCGTAAGCGGCAGGCAACGGCGTTACACGATCGGACGCTGGCCGGATTGGACGGTGGTGGCCGCACGGGAACGCGCGAAGGAACTGCGCCGGGAAATGGAAGCAGGTCGGGATCCTCTTTCGAGCCGCGAGGAAACGCGGGAAGCGCCGCGCATCTCAACACTCGTCGCGCGTTACATTGAAGAGCACGTCCCAACGCTGTCGGAGCGCAATGGTGCTGATCAGGTCTCGATGATGCGCAGGTTCGTGGAGCCGGAATGGAAGAACCGGCTTGTAGAGGAAATAACCCCGGCGGACGTGGAGCGGCTGCTTACGAAGATTGCTGAAGGCCGGGCACGGCCGGCCAAGAAGAAGACCACGCGCAAACGTGAAAAACCGCTCAAGCCGTCGACGCCCACTCCCGTTCGCGCAAACCGGGTGGGCGAGGTGCTGCGCAAGATGTTTAACCTCGCCATCAAATGGAAGATGCGCGAGGACAACCCAGCTGCGGGTTTCCGGCGGCGTCCCGAGACCGAGCGCGAGGTGTTCTTGTCGCTCGAGGAGATCGGCAGGCTGGGTGCCGCGCTCGAGGCGGCGGAAGATCAGCGTGCGGCAGGCATCATCCGGCTTTGCATGCTCACCGGGGCCCGGCTCGGTGAGGTACGGCAGGCGCGCTTCGAGCAGTTCAATCTGGACTATGCGGTGTGGACCAAACAGGCGGCGATCACCAAGCAGCGGAAGGTCCACCGGGTGCCGATATCGCCCGATGCGGTCTCGCTCATCCGACTGCGGCGGGAGGCGGTTCCGGCGGGCTGTCCGTGGCTCTTCCCCAGCGATGTCGAGGGACAACCGGTGCAGGAAATCCGGAAGTTCTGGTATGCGATCCAGGAGGAGGCGAAACTTCCGAAGCTGCGCATCCACGATCTGCGGCACACCTTCGCCTCGCTGCTCGCCTCGGGCGGCGCATCGCTTTCGATGATCGGTAAGCTGCTCGGGCACACCCAGGCGAAAACCACGCAGCGCTACGCACATCTGGCAGAGCAGCCACTTCGGGATGGCGTAGGGTTTGTGGCGGAGGCAATGCGGCCCCGTCCGCATCTAGTCCACGCGGCCGAGTAGGCCGCCCAATGGAGCGCTCAAGCTTCCCGGAGCACGGGTCAATCAGAACTTGGCAGCGGGGACAATCCAAGTTCCCTGAGAAACACGTTGTGCTTTACCGTCGCCTCTCGAATTTTCTTTTCGATTTCGAGCAACTCCTCGTGTGTGGCTGACAAGTCGATCTCGACCTCAGGCTTGGCCGTACTTACGTAGCGCGAGATGTTCAGATTGAAGTCATTGGCCTCAATCTCGTCCATCTCCACACGCCTGGCGTATCGCTCGATTTCCTTTGGGCGCTGTTGGTATGTGTTGATGATTGTCTCTATGTGATCGTCAGACAGGTAGTTCTGTCGCTTTCCTCTCTCGAAATGCTCGGATGCGTTTATGAACAGAACGTCTTCAGGCTTCTTGCACTTCTTCAGCACAAGGATGCAGACAGGGATGCCGGTCGAGTAGAACAAGTTAGCCGGCAGGCCGATGACAGTATCGATGTGCCCGTCGTCCAGTAGCTTGCGACGGATCTTCGCTTCCGCTCCACCACGAAACAACACGCCGTGCGGCAAAATGATCGCCATTACACCGTCGTCTTTGAGGTAGTGAAACCCGTGGAGCAGAAATGCAAAGTCAGCTGCCGATTTCGGAGCCAGCCCGTAGTTCTTGAAGCGCACATCCTCGCCCAACGCTTCGGTCGGGTTCCAGCGGTAGCTGAACGGCGGGTTGGCCACCACGGCGTCAAAGTAAGGCTTCTTGGCTGGATTTGTCTCGCGGAGCATGTCCCAGTCGTTCGTCAGCGTGTCACCATGATAGATCTCGAATTCCGAGTCCTTCACGCCGTGCAGCAACATGTTCATCCGTGCGAGGTTGTACGTCGTGATGTTCTTTTCCTGCCCGAAAATCTTTCCAATACTTCCACCCGACTGATGCACGCGCTTTCGCACATTGAGCAACAGGGAGCCTGAGCCACAGGCGAAGTCCATTACGCTGGGGAGGTGCTTTCGTGAGCCGGTTTTCGGCTCCTGGCTGTCGAGTGTGACGATCGCGGAGAGGATGTCCGAGATCCGCTGCGGCGTGTAGAACTCACCAGCTTTCTTTCCGGACCCAGCAGCGAACTGGCCGATCAGATACTCGTAAGCGTCACCTAGGGTGTCGGTGTCCGTCGAAAACTCCGCAAGTCCTTCGGCAATCTTGGTGATGATCGTGCAGAGCTTTGCATTCCGGTCCGCGTAGGACTTGCCGAGCTTTTCGGAGCCGAGATTGATTTCGGAGAACAAGCCCGAGAACGTGCTCTGAAACGATTCGTTCTCGATATATTTGAAGCCGGTTTGCAGCGTGTTGAGCAGCTCGTCATCCTGGGTCCGGGCCATGTGGGCGATACTGGCCCAGAGGTGCTCGGGGCGGATAACGTAGTGCGCCTTGAGGCGCATCTGCTTCTCAAAGGCCACCACGTCGCTAGGGTTCTGCTCGTACCACACAGACAGGGAGGACCGGCCCCCGTTTCCGACAGCGTCGGGATCGGGATAGTCGCGTCCGAGCTCCTTTTTCGCAGCCTGCTCATAGTTGTCTGAGAGGTAGCGGAGAAACAGAAACGCCAGCATGTAGTCGCGGAAGTCATCCGCGTTCATTGCGCCACGCAACTGATCGGCTATCCCCCACAGTGTCTTGCCAAGCTGTTTTTGGTCCTGATCAGTCATGGATTCGCTTTCGGTTGGGGGGCCGCAGGGGCAAGGTCGGGCACTGCAAAACCAAACTTCTCGACAACATCCGTGAGAATTCTTTTGAACAGGTCTTTGTTGTCTTCCACCATTTCAACCGGTTCAGTGATGGCATATTTGCCGTGGCTCAAAAGATTTAGAGCGCGGTTGTAAAGGACTTCGTCTTCCAGCCCCTCAAGGCAAATCCGCAGGTCATCATGGCCTAGAAAACTGGCCGTTCTCTCGAGGATGCTTCTTAGCGCATTGAAATGATAGGTATACAGGGTCCCGGACTCAACGCATTTGCTAAGCTCGGCCAGGGTCGCGACGTGATGGAAGTACGGTGTATCGCTGGTCGCTTGCAGAGTGAAGGAACCGTCGGAGTCGGGCCGGTGCAGAAAATAGCGTTTGGTGCTCACCTTCTCCTGGCCGTCCCTCGTCCGCCCGATCTCATTGCACATGACATTGAAGAAAAGCGCATGATGAGAGGAGAACACGGTGCGTAGCGGGTCCGGCTCACCCTGCGCGTTTTTGCGAGACGCCGCTTTGCGAAGGAGAGCGGCCAAGTCACATGCGATGGCGATGGCGTTGTTATCGTCCAGCGAGGAGACGGGATCATCGATGTAGAGGTGCTTGACCCGCTCATAAGAGGACAGCCCATCGATGACCCGCTCACAGATCGCCATGAACATGCACCAGATGAAAATCTTCTCTTCGCCGCGGGATATCTTGATCCGCTCTTCATCGCCCTTGCGGAAGGTCACGACCCACTTCTCGTAGTCGATGTCAAAATCAAAATCCGTGTAGCGCGACAGGTAACCGGCGATTGTCTCGTCGAGTGCTAAGTCTTTCAGGCCGTCAAAGAAGGACGAGTTTTCGTTGATTTTCAGATGACGATCAGTGTCGTTGTCGAGATCATTGTGCCAAACAAAGAGATCCTCAGTGAACGCGTTAAAATACAGCGTATCGGAAATCCCCTTTGCCTTTCGCTTGCCGATGTCTTTGAACTCCATTGACAAACGCGTCTTCCCAGTCCGGTTGTACGCATAGAGTAGAACACAGTGGATGGTAAGCGGCGGCTGCATCCCACCCCAGGTTCAGCTTGACGGATTGAAGTTCCACGGGAGAAGTTCGTCGATGCGGCCTTGCGGATGACCGGCGGCGATGGCCTCGAGGAGGGCCTTGAGATAGGCGAAGGGCTCGACGCCGTTGATCTTTGCGGTCTCGATGAGCGACGCGATGCGTCCCCAGGCGCGCCCGCCTTCGTCATGTCCGGCGAACAATGCGTTCTTCCTGTTCAGAGCGATGGGCCGGATCAAGTTCTCCACGCTGTTGGAGTCGATCTCCACCCGCCCATCGTGCAGGAAGGTCTGG